CCATTGTTTGAGTGGTTGTTAAAACTTTCTTAGAATCTTTATGGAACCATCTAACATACTTATATGTTAATGATTCTGGAATACCATAGATTTCCTTGAGGAATTCTGGGAATTTGGTATGATATGACGAATTATAATTGTAACCTTTCTTATTACAATATCTTCTTACTGCCCAACCTATTGGTCCTTCAGTTGCAATATGAATATAATCTGGATTAATCTTTTCAACTATTTTGCCAACGTTAAAAGGTATACTGATTTTAACTTCAGGATATCCTAATGCTGAAAAATGAAAGAATAAACTTGGATCGATATAACTTACTTTATAGTTATTCTTTAATGCTTGTCTTTCTATATTAATGAAAGTAGTGACAACACCATTGACTTGATCTAATAGGTTATCTGTTACAATTAAGATTCTTTTTTGCATAATGCAGTTACCTTATACCAATCAAATTTTAATTTAAATGTCATTGCTGCTGCGGCCTTTTCGCATTCCATCTCAGTTGAAAACGGTATTTGAATTGTCCCTGGAATATCATTTGGGTCCCCGATATTTACTGCTAATAAAATTAATATCCACTTCATCTGATGCCTTGTGTTTTTTTGTTTTTTAATGATTTTTTAATGGCCTTGAGCCATAATATTCTTTCCCGCATAGTATCACCATCGAGACATGCCTCATACAATTGTTTCATTAATTTTTTTACTTTCATATATCTCACTCCAAGTTATTATTTCCCACGTTCCATCTAAATGTTCTACTAATGCTGTCATACTCTCAACCCAATCACCATCATTCATATACACTATTCCATCTATTTCTTTAATTTCTGCATGATGTATATGACCACATATAATTCCATCAAAACCACGTTTCTTACAATAAGTTATAAGATTTTTTTCAAACTCAAATATGAAATCTACTGCTGATTTTACTTTATGTTTAATATATGCACTTAAAGACCAATATCCAAATCCCATCTTATGTCTAATCCAATTAAACTTACTATTCAAACTGAGTATAAGATCATATCCTTTATCACCAATAAATCCCAACCAAGGAGCAATGGTAGATATGCCATCAAAAATATCACCGTGTATAACCAAATATCTTTTTTCATCTACGCCAATATGTTCAATTTGATTCACTATCTCTATGTCACCGAATCCTATACCATAAGGCATCAATGGTCTTAAAAATTCATCATGATTACCAGCAACGTAAATGACTTTTGTTCCACGTTTTGCCAATTTGAGTATTCGTTGAACAACATTAGAATGTGTTTGATTCCACATCCATTTATTTTGTTGGATACGCCATCCATCAATTATATCACCAACAAGATAAAGTGTTTCACATTTATTATGTTTGAGGAAATTATTAAGCTCTACTGCTTTACAATCTCTAGTTCCAAGATGGACATCCGATATAAAGATACTACGGTATTGTTGTTTCATCAGTATAATTTCTTACATACCGCAGTTATTTTGTAATTGTCGAGTTTTGAACCATATGTCATATTTTTTGCTGAATGTTTACATTCTTTTTCTGTTTTGACTGGGATTTGAATTGTAGCGTCTGGTGAGTAAGCATCATTGACACTTACAACTAATAAAAGTAGAATCCACATTATTGCATATCCTCTATGACTCTAATTACGAGAACAAATAGGGCAACGGTTGCCAACCATACTGCTGTCTTTAATATGAATAGATTTAATTGTTTCATTTTATGTCTCACTTTAATGTCAATAAGTATTTGGTAACTATTATTGAAACTTCACTTTGGTTATGTTTATCTGGATGACATAGATAAGTTATTTTTTTTAACATATCAGCATCAATGACATTGGTAGGAATGGTAGGTTTAGTATATCCCTTTGACTTCTTATAACAGGCAAGACATACAGTTTTCCACGCTTCATTTGTATCAAATTGGCATTTACATTCCAGACATGTCTTATTCATCTAATTACCATTTATGTATTGTATTTATAATTACAACTAGACATGTCAAAATATGCAATGAAATCCAACATGTTCTAATCACTAAAGAAAGTCTTGCTTCCTTTTGTGTTAATATTGGTACAACTGGTTCATCATGGTCTGTCTCACCCATAACATGGTCAAAACTTCTGCTCCAGACCCGAGTCCATCTAATTCTTTTCATTTTACCAAGTTTCCACGCCAGAAATTTCAGTGCTAAATGTACCTTTTATACCACCAATAGTATGCTCAAAGGATAACGTTAAGATACTACCTAATCCAGCAATAGATCCTGAATCCTCAATAGTAATATTCTCTACATCTTTAAAAATACTTCTAGTAAGAATATTACTGATATTTTGCAATTCTTCCTTGGAAATTGTAACTGATTTTGCGCTCATAGATTACCAATAATTGTATCATTAATATACTTGAATAATGGATAAAACCAAAATCCTGCCACCATAAACCACATATTAGATACCCCATATTTTTCTAATGTGTATCCTAAAATACACCATGAGGTTACTCCAACTAAACAACATATAAAACCTAACACCGCAACTCTCATATCAACTCCAAAGATTTCTATAATAGACCCCGAACAGTCTGAATCCATTTTGGATTCTTGCTTCGTATTCTGCAATTCCTTCCCAATCGTATTTTTCAGTATGATTCGGTCCATGTTTCATCTCCCAACAAGTATCACCTTCGTATAATTCATCAGATTCAACCCAAGTTAAATCTGATACACCAGATTTAAACTGCTCCATCCAATTGTCTTCAAGTTTAGTTTCAAATGCAAAAACCATTTCGCCAAGTACCCAATCCCATCTCTTGAACCAGTTATCATCAGTATCCCATTCATTCTCACATCTTGGAGCATTCATAGATTTTAGTTCATCTGGAACATCTCCATCATCAACATATGGAGCACCCTGTTTAGAATCTTTCAATTCTTTCAACATTGGTAGAATGATTGGAGCCAATGTATGGTCCATACTCCATGTGTCCCAGGGATCTATCTTTATGTAATTTATTCTTGGATGAACTGTATCTAGAAGTTTTTGGTTCCATTCACATAAAGTTTGTAACCATTTTGGTGGCTCATTCTTATAGGCATCATAATCTTTACGCCAATAGAAAAACTTCTCTAGGATTATGAAAGGAGAAATCCAATGATTTCTGTAGTTACCGATTATTATTTTCATTTTCTCTCCCTTTCAATATTTTTCTACTTGTTTCAAATGCATCCCATCTTTCATCAACTTTACAACGCGCTAAGGAAATTAGAAGGGAAGGAGATTTTTCATTATATAAAACTAAGAAATAAGCATCTAATGCCCATCTGTAACGTCTACCTAAATTAGCAACTATGTTTCTTTCTACTGATCCTTTCATTCCTCAACCCCTATTTCATACGCAGGTTTTGCGCCAGACAATTCTCTCATTCTTTTCAGAAGAATATCTAATGGTTCAATTTTCATACATCTACAACAACTAATTGTTATAGGATGAAACTCTTTTCCAGAATCACTCTCTTCCCAAGTATCAAGGAACTTTTCAAAGAAATCCTTGACAAGTGTTTGTAGTTCTTCTCTATCTGTTAACAAATTACTCATAATTTAGTTTGCCTTTTATAAATGTAGAATTAAATCGCCTTCGCTATCAATCTCATGGGAATGTATTTGTTTTAATGACCAGTCACCTTCTGATTCGGCACTATAATAAATTTCCATATTCTCTAAATTTCCTTCGTATTGATATTTTAATAATATGTCTAATAAGTCTTTACCATTCATTCTTCAACTCCAAAAATTATCTTGTCTTCGCCAGTCATGGTTGATGCCCAATCTTTCACATATTAACCATTCTGGGCTATCGCTAAGGTTAATGACTTCATCCGATATATTGAGAATTTCCTTAGCAATCAACTCGGCGAACTTAGCAACAAATTGTGGGGGAATATGGAATGGTTTGCCTTGTCCAGCCTGTTTAGCAAGTTCTCTAATTTTTTCGTTCATAATCTTATTTCCTCTAATGATATTGTATGTTCTCTACCCAAATTATTCACTACAATACCTGTTCCCAATGTCCATCCACACTTTTCCTGAAATCTAACTATATGAACATACAAGATGTCATTTGGGTAATGTGGTCTATGGTATTCTACTACACGACCAACATACAACTCCTTAATCTTTTGTTCTGGTGACATAGGTTGATTAGATTCAATAAGATTTAGCATCAGTTTACCTTTATACCTTCAAGTTTTAATGTATCATATAAACTCATCATAACACAACCACCAAGACCATCCATATCCTGCCTTTTTTCATATTGCTGACAGGTCTCCACAATCTTTAATATTTCCTCACATTCTTCAGGTGTCATAGTCCAATATGCCCGATTAAATTTCTTTATTAATCTAGCACCAAAGACCCCTGGATAAATGTCCTTGCTTTTAATCTTTGTCGATAATTGAATGGTTTCCATTGATGCTACCTTTAAGGCAATATCATATCCCATATCCAACCGTAACTGACACATTGTATCTTTCTTTAACATAATTTATCCTTTAAAAGTTCTATAATCATCACAAACTACTTCACCTGGACTTAGTACATCCAATTTGCTCATCATATGTTCATCTTTACCCATATTAATATGATTACCTTCTCCATCAATTATCCACAAATATTTTTTACCAAAATCATCATCAAAATAATTGATTAACAATGGATTAATGGTGTGAAGAATAACATCTTTAAAATCATAATTGTCCCAATTATTCATCAAATAATGTACTAATAAAGAACTTGATATAACAATATCATAATCATTTTTAATTAGAAAATCTAAAAATAATTCATCCAATGATTCAATAGCATCACCGTCATCACCTTCAGGTACTCTTCCAAAATAAATTCTCATAATTTATCTGCCTGTATTAAAGGTAACATCTTAACAGCAAGATTTACAACCTCATCATATTCTTCCACATAATCCATTGCAATCTCAACCAATTTTCTAATCTTAGAGAGATGAATAGACTCTTCACCCAACTCTATTGCTAAGTAATTCATCAAGTAATCTTCAAGGTCTTTCCTGAATTCCTTAGTAACAGAATCATTGATCTGATGCCATTCCACTATGGCTTCCAATTGATTTTCTGTGAAAAAATGTGGGAATTCTGGAACTTCGTATTTGCTAAAATCTAATGGTTCAATCATTCTTCTATCCCAAAATGGCTTTTAAATACACCATCAGGCACACCATTAACCTCTCCACAATCAATGATGTATCTTTCCGCTGCTCTATGGCATTCCTGTATAATCAATTTGGCAAATTGTTCTATCTGCCCTTCTTGTGCGTCATAGTACGGTTGTAGCTTAACAAGGTTAGCAATTTCTTTAATTTTCTTGTTCATAATTTTCCCAATTTGGTTTTCATATTTTCAAATTCTAATCTGGATATTTTAACACCTTTGTAGAATATAGTAAAGCTGCTTGGAAATATATAATTTAAATAATGTACCGCTTCTAGTATTATCCATTCGTTCTCCTTCATTTTACCCACCTGTTTCCGAGGATTAAAAACTGCATCTTTCTCCAAAACCAATTAGGCTCTGCTCCCTTGTTTGGTCGATATACAAGACCAGATCCATCTATAGTACCAAAAAGATAACATTTCCATTCTGATTTTTCTAAGGTTGTTGCTGTAAATTCTGGTTGGGTTGACCAGATTTCGCTATAAGGAGGCAAGTCAAATATTTCTCTACTCATTATTTAACTCCAAAATATTCATTTACTGTTTTTATGACATCATCAGCACAATCCCAATCACTATGATATGCTACTTCATCTCTGACAACTTCCATTGCTACTTGGAGAATTAATTTGGCAAACTTTTCTGCATCAACTTCACAAGCATCGTAATCCTCATACCTATGCCATACTTCGCACTGTTCAGCAAGTTCTTTAATCTTTTCGTTCATTATTCTACTCCGAAGTGTTCTTTCAGAAGTCCAGCAAAGTATTCTTTTCTATGCCTATCGGTATCATTCATAATTGTATCAACACATTCTTGAATGATCAACTCGGCAAACTTTTGGTCAAAAATTTCTTCATAACTTGTTTCATTTTGGATAGTCTGATCATAAGTCATACCATCGTCGCCATACGTATATTCTTCAGCCAGTTTAGCAAATAGTTTAATTCGTTCGTTCATTCTTCAACCCCAAAATGTTGTCTTAATCCATCTGCAATTTGCAATACCGCATCATTATATCCCTGTTCTGTGCCTTTAATAAATCCCCATTCTTCATAATGTTCATTAGTGGTCTTTAGTAAGTCAAATCCGTTGTGTATATTTAAAGCACTATAGGTTGATACTTGATTGATGCAATCTTGAATAATTAACCTGGCAAACTTTTCAATATACCTATCTGAAGGGAGAAAGTGTAATGTTTCGCCATTATCATCGTGTATTGCCTGTTCTGAAAACTGTTTAATCTTTTTGTTCATATATTACCCTGATTTTTTATTATCATTACGTCTTAATCCATTCTAATAGTGAAATACAACTAATTACTACGATGATAACATACATGACCCGACCGAAATATGTATTGCTACATATAACACCAGCAACAAACGCGATCAACACATATGCTGGAATTAACCACCAGATATTATTTAATATTTGTATCATTCCTCACACCACCTATGTCCACAGTCTTGGCAATCGTACTTTTTATAATAACCATCATCTATCGGATCAAAATTACCAGTACTGCCATGATAAGTTGTGATAGTATTTGTATGTGGACAATTCATTTGTAGTTTTACAAGTTTCCTCGACCATTTATCGATGTTCTTTTTTATTTTAGAATATTCATTTACAATATCATTCATATCTCAATCTCAACTTACAGATATCTCCACTGATTTTATATCAATACAATCGCCATATTTCCAACGAGCCATATTACATGCTATCTCAGGAGAACTAGCAACAAAGAAGTCATATTTATTTTCGTGTTTTTTGAAAAGAATATTCCAATAATCAAAGTTAACTTCATATTCATATTCAGTTAGTTGTTTCATAATATAATCTCAATAATTTAATTTATGAGTTATTATATCAACTCATACGAAATAAGCAAGCATTATGTCAATAACATTCCAATATAGGCAATATAACAAAGTTGGTGGGCTAATTGATCTAATCCTAGATGTACCCAAAATGTTTTGGATTTTAAATCTTGACATCCATAGTTCATCTTAATCCAATCTATATGGTAATGCAGAAAGAAATCAACCAAACCAATAATAAACCAAAACTCCGTTATATTAAAGAATAGCACTCCGGTAAACAGACCATGTTTAACACTATGATTTATTCCAATTAAGTTACCATAGATGCCCTTACATCTAACTTCATCGTCAGTTTGATCGACAAAATCAATATACCAATGTTTAATTTGTAAAAACACCATTAGTAATATGACAATCATTAGAGGTCACATAAAGCTGTCAACGGGATTGCGGAATAAATTACATCATTAACTACTGAAAATGCGATACGTTTTGTAACAATTTCACCATTTTCTCTTAGTAGGACTTCCACGCCGATATAAGAACTGTCATTTCTTAGTGTTGAACTGGTAACCTTTGCGTCAATAAACATTCCATCCTCGATAGCCTCCTTCAACCCAAATTCTACATTTATTGTGTCGGTTTCTAATTTTTTACTTCTACTAAATTTATTAATATTCATATCTTCTCCTAAAATTTTATATTATTGTTGATCTAATTGACATTATCATCTTTGAATATCAGTTAGGTAAAGCTCATGAAATTCCGCTATGGTTTGTTCCCAAGATCTATGCAGTATCGCGGGGCCACCTCGTTCTCGCCATTCGCTGACATTACTCAGCGTGTCATCAATTAACAATCTAGTAGCTCTCGCATAATGTTGTTTAATTTTTTTCCCAGGAACAAATATAGTAGGATAATCAATTTCCCACTCGGTCAACCAACGTTCTTTTTGTTTTGACACTTCTCGGAGATATTTTTGTTGAGCAGTTGATGATAGTATCTTTATCGAATAATCATCTTGAATGCTATCTAAAAAACTTATTGCATCACTGAAGTCTGGCATTGGTTCAAGAGTGGCAAAATGACCATCTGTGATGAAATCATCAAATTTTCTTTTGTAATCTTCTTTTTCTTTTTTCTTAGATGGATAATCTACTTCTGGATAAGTTTTAAACAATTCAATGAACCGTTTTTTAAAATTGCTTAAAACACCATCCATGTCCACGTATATTGTTGTAATCATGTTTAATCTCTTTATATTAATACGCTGATATATTTCTATTCTTCATAACAATCATTCCATTCTTGTCTCAATACATATATTTTCATAAAGAAATGTCATCCTTTGTTAATTTATATTCAGCAGTGTGAAAGGTTGGAATACCTGAATCAGTGCAGCTTTCAAATACCCAATCGCTCGATAAAGTATCTACTTCATCATCCCAAACCTTTTCTATACTCAATGCACCTTTACCTTCACGTATAACTCTAAGAGCATAAAATAAAAGAGTCCTGCCACCCTTGCTGCGTCTGTGCTCTTTCCATTCTTCAGTAGCAAATTGCGCATCTTTCGCATCTAAAATAGTTTCTTCAATCTGTTCTAATGTTGCTGGCTTACTATTTTCTAGTTGTTTTTCAAAATATTGTTTCATTATATATCCTCATTTTATTTCAATTTCAGTGGGTGTTTCTTCGTCATATCCCATCATTTGTTCTACCATGTCGCACATTGATGAAAAACAAAATGGGCAAAATGCTACTGGTAGGATGCCAAAGTATCCTATTATTCCACCTTCATCATCGGTATAATCACAACTACATACGCTACACACATGATCAGTGCCGACATGTTCTAAATTTTCAATCATTTAAAAATTCCCCTTTGGCATTTTTATAAAGAATTTCCATATTGATAAATCGTTCTTGCCAAAGTTCATTAAGTTTTTTCAACTTATAATTCTCTGCCAGTAGTTCTTCCATCAATATAACTCTCGCTTCTTCAGTTGTCATCATCGCACCCGCTTTCTCTTTCAATGTATTCAATTGATGGAGTATAAGGAAAATCTACATAAACTTTGCTACCAATACTAGTATAATGTGATTTAAATTTAGAAACTCCTGGATATCCTTCTTCATCTTCTTCTAACGGTCTTTCACTCCATTCCCAAAAGACTTTACCATTTATGTCATATGCTCTACCGTCGGCATCTTTAAAAACATGAGAACATCTTTTATTTTGGTATGTTATTGTACATCCATAATTTGAAACATCACTCCATTCCCATTCTTCGCCCGTTAATGGACACAATGGTTCAAAACTAGCAAGTTTTTTAAACATATCAATAGCATATGGTGCAGTCGTCCCACTATGATCATGATTAGAAAATACTTCAATTAATTCTACTACCTCATCACATATTGATTTTTGCATTTCGCAATTCCAACTACCATCTTGGTTTACCCAACCTGCTGCTTTAAATTCTAACTCTGCGTGTTTTTTATAACTCATTCTATCACCTCTGGTTTCTTTCTATATTTCATTCTTCGATTCCTTATTCATAGTCAAATGTCATTATATAACGAATAGTTTTATATGTCAAGTAATAAAAAATATCTATTAACTCTAATCAACCTTCTTGAGTGAAAAAGACCCATCATTGTTATCTATCCAGATTATTTTATCACCATCGAACCATTTTAATTCTTTCATTAGTTCATCTGGAAGTTTGATTATTAAATCATTATCTGGACCAAACTCATAGACTTCAGTTGTATATGTTTTATTAGTCATTATATTTTAAATACTCCATCTTTAAATCCCCATTTATCAGCTAGGATATGTTGAGCTTTTTCTACTGCCAGAGCGTGAACTTCAAATATAGTTTTATCACCATGTTCATCTTTAACCGTTGCAAATTTTAGATCCCAACAATTCAAATTTTGAGTATCTTTATTTTCTGAAGCGGCACGTAAATCAGTAAATATTTGAATTTCAGTTCCGGGTAGTACATAATGAAATATTTCTCTAATTGATTCAGTTATTGCGTCATTCATATCACTCATTTCTCTCTCCAATGTTGTGTTCTCTTAATCGGACTAACATACCGCGATCGAAATCATCAAAATCAAACTGGTTGTCAGCATACGCATATAACTTGTTAGGGTCAGTACCGTTTTTTAACTCTTTATCTGCGTAGCGATACCCTCTTTTCTTATTAGTTACCCTTAGTAACTTCTCAACCAAATATGGGAAACTTAAAACTACGTATGATACTACTAAAGCTATAATCGTATAAAACCATTCAACAATACTCACAATCCTAGCTCCTTAATATAGTTACCGACTTCAATACAGTCTCTTCTTGGAATCTTTTTGTTATCAATAATAACAATTCTCTTTCGGTCCTCATCAATTTTCTCCGTACTCGTATATCGCATCATGGTCATATCCATATTGACTATATGTATTTTTTCGTTTAGTTGGTGCAGGTATATAGGTACAAGGATATTCTGCTAAAGGCATTACATTATTTCTGCAAGCCCACATATGGTAATACGGGTGATTTTCTATAATATTTTTTATGGTTTTCCCTTTGTACTTTCCAAATGGCATTATTCTTTCTTTACCCATAATCTTTTCATCATTCATTCCCCACCTCCAATGCCGTGTGCTTTAGCTATTGCTCTCTTTGCGTCATTTCTACACTTCATCCATTCGCTTGGATCATCCAACGCATTAATCCAATTCGATAGTGCTTCCAGCAACTCAGGTGCGGCAGATATTAAATGGGTTGGTGGTGATGTGTAGAGTGGTGTAAATACAGGAAACATTCTTTCTAATCTTTCTGGTGCTTTTCTTTCTAAACTTACAAATTTCCAGTCTTGTGCGCCACCGCATGATGTTGCTGTTATAAGCCAAGCCACAGGCTCTTGCTCAGGTTGGGCGAGAAGTTCTTGTATTTCATTCTTTAGTGAAGCAAACCCAAGAAAAGATAAATACCCTTCGTCATTTGCTTTTAATATCTTTCGCAAAAGCTCTCTTTCTTCACTCATTCCCCATCTCCAATGCCGTGTTGCTGTTCTGCTAATACCTTTGTTAGCTCCCCTATACGCCATGAGCAAATACATATAGCTACCGTTAACAACCCTATAGAAACTATCATTCCCCACCTCCAATGCCGTGTGCTTTTTCTATTGCTCTTGCAAAGCCAAAGGGTTTAAAAGCGTTAGCTTCGTTGCAACAATTTAACACGCCTAGTCGCATAACTTCTTCATCACTCAAAGGCCCACGTTTTGGCAGTGCTGTGTAGAGCTTTAATCGCTCAACAACATCAGCTCCAGTATGTCCATCAAATTCAAACAATGCTTTTTCTACTTCTTGTATAGAAAACAAATCCCAATCTTTTGCTTCGTAGTGATTACTGATTTGCCCTTGAGGAAGAACAGCAACCACAATGAACCAGCCACCGCCAAAGCACAATTCTCCATCATTGTGTCTCCATGATTTGTGCGTATGGCATTTGCCAGTTGCTCCCCATTCGTTAAATAACGCCACGTTGTACGCTTTGCGAAATTCATACAGCTCTTTAAATGTGTGATAACCGTCTGATGTATTTTCATCAATCGCCACTGGCTCTTGCTCGGGTTGCATAGTTCTTTTTCCAGTTTCATATCCATCCTGCCACAATTCAGAAGGCAGTATCTCTACCTCAATACCATCTTCAATTCTCGATAGCTTTTGATAAACACTTTCTTGCTCAGGTTGGGCGAGGAGTTCTTGAACAGAATGAAATGTTTCTGCAATATCACCACTATTTTCAAACTTTCTAATTGTTATGTCGCCTTTTGCAAAATAAATCATTATCTCTTTCAATAAATCTCTTTCTTTATTCATTACCACCTCCAATGCCATGTGCTTTTTCTACGCTTCTTATCCATCTAATGACGTATCTGACTTGATGATCGTCCATATTTTCAACAATCCCTTCTTTATCAAGAGCATATATAACATCTTCTGTTAAGGGTTTGGGTGGTGCAAACTCATTGACCCCTTGTCTAAACCCTTTCCCATACCATTCAATCTTTGTTTCTGCTAAAAGAGGCTCAGGCTCTTGCTCAGGCTGGGCGAGGAGTTCATCAATTTCACGGTATAATGTGTTTATACCATAATCACTATGGGTGGTTATTACTCTTTTAAGTAACTCTCGTTCTTTACTCATCGCTATCCCCTAAACTATTTGCATACCACTTTTCTTCGCTTTGCTGCTCTTTAAAGTCAGCTTCACATTCTTCTTTATGTTTCCGTAAATCCTCATAATAAGAAGATATATAATCTTTACTCAAAGGTTCTTGTTTTGGGGGTGCTAGATATAGTGGTCGGACATTATCTACATACTTACTCTTACTTGGTTTGATTACACTAGATACTGTTGTCCAATCCTCACAAAACATTTCATCCCACATCCAAGCCACAGGCTCTTGCTCAGTCTGCTCAGAAGCTTCCGCAATGATAGCCCGCACCGCCCGAACTGACAATTTGGCACTCTTACTGAAGTTGACATTCTGGTCGCCAATGTTGAAATCCTGGTCCCACGCGCTGTAGCTATCGAACTCCGAAGAACTCCAGTAGTAATTATTAGCAAACTTGCTACGTATCTCTGGATTAAGGAAAGCCATTAGTAAAACTTCTCTTGGAGGTAAATCTTGACCGATGCTTTTGCACCAGTTATTAGCATCTTCCCAATTCATCGGTTCTGTTGATTCATCCCCTAATATCCATTTAGTACCATTTAAAATACAGATTTCTTTATTCATTACCACCTCCAATGCCATGTTCTTTTTCTATTGCTCTAGCAAAATTTCTTACTGAGTTTGTATTAATGTCCGTCCATAAATCTGCTATCCGCTCCACACTCAAAGGTTCTTGTTTTGGTTGCTCAGGTTGTGCCAGCAGGTTTTGGGTTTCAATCAACAATGGGACGTGGGTAGGCAGTTGATTTGCCTCGCCAGCCAACCATCTTTTCAAAAGCTCTCTTTCTTTACTCATCATCTACTCCAATAGTTATTTGAGACTGGATTAAAAGCCGATACAGTATCACTATTCTCATTTGTCAGAGGCTGACGTTTTAAATCGAGTTCAGCTTGTGCGTAACCTTTTTTATATTCCGTCAAACCCTCTCTTGGCGTTAATCCTTCACGGGCTGGTGGTGCAAAATTCCTAGAATCTTTCAATGCTCCACAAGATTCAGTCTTGTTACAATATTTGCAGTTCCATGTGTCACTGTTTGTGCATTCCGCTACTGCCTGCTCAGGTTGGGACAATAATTCTATAATCTCACCAACAATCAAATCAGTTTGTCTTTGTAAAGGTTCCATATTAGAGCATTCCAACAACACCTTTACTCTTCTTAATAAAGCTCTTTCTTTACTCATTCCCCACCTCCAATGCCGTGTACTTTTCGTACCTCGTAACAAAAACTATTTCTCAGCGGTGTTTTTTCACGATGTTCATAAAATTCTTTACTACAGTTAATCCACCGTGACCACCCATAACCACCATAATTAGCTTTTGTTCTATATTGCCAAGTTACCTCTCTTTCTTTACTCATTAATAACCACCTTGGTGTCTTGTTGCAATCTTTGTAGGATTTCTATAAACTGACCCGCACCATTCACTTCCGTCATAAACTATAGGAAAATAAATCCACTGAGTAGTCCAAAGAGTAAATGGTAATCCTTCTGGCATACCATAACCATCATCAAACTCGATATCTAATTCTTCTTCAGTTAAAGTGCAGACATAATTGTTAATATCCTTATCTTCATTGTCTACCATTCTTGCCATTATTTCTTTACGCCAAGTTGTATAAGACATAATTATATTCCAAAATGTTCTTTAGCTGATTTACTAATTAAAGAAGGATTAAGGTGTCCATGACCTCCTTTTATGATCGCATGAATAGTTTCTTCAACAATCAATTGAGCAAACTTTTCAATACCATAGCTATCTGTGGAAAATTCTTCAAAGTTACGTCTATCAAGTTCAATATCAAAACTCATTGCCGCAAACTTTCTAATTACTCCATTCATAATTTCACCTTTTCCATTCTATATAAATTAATTTCTGCTAATATTTTATTGGTTTCTGCAATAGAAGTATAAGAACCATGATCCCATTCTAGATCATATTCGTAAATCTGATTTCCAGTTGTTCCATCTTTAGAATCGATGGAAATTAATCTGTTTTCTTCATCAATAACAAAGTCAAATTCATTAGGGTAGTAATCTTCATTATTCTCCCAATTGATCATATAATTACCAGTGTCATAATATGATTTGACTTTCTTTGCCCATTTTAGGGCATTGTTCCAACGTGCTTCATAAATGTTCATTTATATCTTTACCTTTGTTTAAGTTGAGTACATTATAATAAATCTAGTATCAGAGTTCAAGTACTTCTAATAAACTTTCCCACCTGATAAGATAACAGTGCAACCACCTTCATCAAAGGCATTATCTATATTGTAATAACAACCACCTTCATCAAATGAAACTTCAGCATCCTGATCCATATCTTTTAACAGTTCAATCAATTCACTAACTTTCATAATCTATCCCTCAATTGATTAAATTTATCAAAAATAAGTTTGAATATATTATACATTATGAATATAACTGCACCACCTAATATTACGAAGGCACACATAGCAATAATTAAATTTAAATCATCTATTGTCATTATCTACTCACTTAATAATAAACAGACGAGACCAGCTGCCCAATAACTAAATGGAAGATTGAAATATATTCCCACACCCAGAAAAAATAGTAAGAACATATTTGATTATATCCTTTCTAGTTTCATACCAAGTTTATATTCTAAACTTTGGAGAGTCCCATGTTGAATATCCTTAACTTTATAACCGGCATTAACAAGATCTTTGATATAAAGTTTATTATAGATGAAAATAAACACCAACCCACTCAGTCCAGCAGTCGCTAATGCTAAAATGACCATGATTACAAACCACTTCCAATCACCTCTAAACATTGGAGGCAAGCAACTGAAAAAGAATACCGTCCAGGAGAATCCTACTGGAGCTTCTCGTAATTGACCATTGTATGGGTTTTGAAAATATATTGTGTTATTTGCCATGATGTGTTTTTCCTTTAAAATTGAAAAAGTGGTTGTTGTAGTTTAAACTATTTTTGTCTATTATATGATGTCATTTTTTATTACCAATCAGGGTAACGAATGAGTCAAGTTTCTTTTCATCCGTCCAAGATTTACAATACTCATTATCTTTATCGCATAATCTTAAAACTTCATCTTTGGTTACTATTCGATGAGATATGATAGTTTCCCCCAAATCATATTGGGAAAACTCTTCGGCTTCATTCATCGCAACTGTATCTGTTGCCCATTCAGGATTGTCCAATACTGGAACTTCAACGACGTATCTCATACGATATTGTTGAATACATTCTACCAATACTAGTTGAGTTTCATTCCTCATATAATCTTCTATATCGTCAGACATTGTGTCAATTTCATCGATGCTAAAAAATGGTTTATGGCCAACTTCTTCGATTGTATCTTTTTCTGCATCATCAGCAATTGGCGGGTAGCCAAATGCCTTTCTTATATTATTTAAAGTCATTTTTATTTCCTCTTGTTAGTACATGGCTATATTATACAGGAAATTAAGAGATTGTCAAGTTTATATTTCAATATACTTTAAGGTGAAGGTATCAGCAATTGATTCATGATTTATATAGCCACGTGGATTGCACACTATTCTAGTATCTCCAATGGTATAATCATGTCTGCTGTGAGTATGGCCGTGTATCCATAACTTAATTTGCGGTCTATCTAATATGAACTGATCAAGATTAGAATGAAAACCACCATTCATTAACATACAGAGTTTAAATTCTGCCGGTAGACTTTTAAAACTGGGTGAATGATGTCCAACAACTACATACTTGCCATCGTCGGTAATGGATGATTTAATAAACTCAACGCTTTTATCAAATTCCTCTACGGCATTTTGTGGTGTGAATTTACCAGCAATGCCATTTTTAATGATTCTAAAATCATTCATGGATTGCCTAATCCACACTAATGTTGTCGCATCATTGTTGTTCATGTCAGTCCACAAGGTAGTACCAATGAATGTATGATCATCGATAATAACAGTTTCATTATTCAATATATGTAAATTGGGGAGGCGTCTTAAATGTGTCTTTAATGTGTGTAAAGTATCATAAAAATCACCATGATAATGCTCATGGTTGCCAGCAATATAAATAACATGCTCAAATTCATCACAACACCGATTAAAGAAGTCATGTATCCTTTGGCCACGGTAACCAATCCCTGCCAGTCCATCATACGGTATTAAATCTTTTGCGACACAAATATCACCGGCTAGGATCAACACCTTTGCATTTTCTGTATTGGTTAATGATATCGTCCCCATTTCGATATGGAGATCAGAACATATTGCTATTT